GGCACAGCGGGTGCTGTCGTCCGGCTCGGCATCTACGCCGACACCGGCAACGGCTCACCCGGCGCCCTCGTCCTCGACGCAGGCACCATCCCCGGCGACGCCACCGCCACCCCCACCATCGCCATCTCACAGACCCTGACCCCTGGGCTGTACTGGCTTGTCGCGGTCTCGCAGGTGGCCGTGTGCACCATGACAACCCTCGCGAACGTCCACCAAGGGATCGGCCTCCTCGTATTGGCGACCGCTGTCAGCAGCACCTCGACCATGGGCTACTCCGCAGCGGGCGTCACAGGCGCACTACCTGCCCAGTTCGCGCCGACCGCAACACAGACGGCCCCCACCCTCGTCCTGCTCCGCGCAGCCTGACCCCCCGGGCTACCTCCTGTGCCTGCCGTGGGGCAGCGACCGCCACCACACCACCGCCAACCACACCTCCCCCCAGGTACGACGCAACCAACCGGCCCGGGACACAGCGCGCGTAGTCATAGGCTGAATGGTCGCAGTCCAACCACCGGACAGCCCAACCCGGAGGCCACATGCCAGCCAAGCGGGTCTGCTCCCGACCGGGCTGCCCCAACCTGTCCGACCGCGCTGGCAAGTGCACCACCTGCACCACAGCAGCCGACCGCATCGCCCGACCAAGCAGCACACAACGCGGCTACGCCCGCAACCCCCAGCACCGCGCCTTCCGGGCCGCGGTGCTAGCCCGCGACCCCATCTGCGTGATCTGCCACAAGGCACCCTCGGTCATCGCCGACCACTGGCCCAGGTCGAGACGCCAGCTCATCGCCGAAGGACTCGACCACAACGCCCCCGAAGTCGGGCGTGGACTGTGCCGGGTATGCGACGGACGCCAAGGCGTGACCCGCCCCGACCAAGGCGGCGGCTGGAACCGCAAGTAACCGCGCGCGCCGCCGTCACGCAGCGTGGACCCCAGGGGGAGGGGCCCGGCCCCAACCCCAAGGGCACCCGTTTCGTGAGGCGAGCCAGGGGTCGGTCGGGTTCAGAGGTCCCACCTGCGGACATGCCAATGACTGACCGTGACGGTGACTGGGGGTGACGCCATGACCAAGGGTGGTGCGCGTGCACGCTCTGGCCCGGCGCCGGATCCCCAGGCGTTGCGCCGGGACCGTAAGACCGACCTGGGGTGGACCGTCCTTCCCGCCGAGGGGCGCCCTGGCGAGGTCCCTGAGTGGCCACTGGAGGGCGAGTCGACGCGGGAGGCGGAGCTGTGGGCCCGGTTCTGGGCGAAGCCGCAGGCGATCCTGTGGGAGCGCAACGGGCAGCTGTTCGAGGTGGCCATGCATGTGCGGTGCTTCGCTGAGGCTGAGGTGCCGGGCGGGTCGACGTCGCTGCGGACACTGGTGCGCCAGCAGGCCGATGCGCTGCTGTTGACGATCCCGGCGATGCACGCGGCCCGGGTGAAGTTGTCGGGTGACGAGTTGGGGGAGCGCCGCGCGCAGGCGCCGGCCCGTCCGGCTCCGGCGAGTACGTCGTCCCGGTCTCGGCTGCGGTCGGCGAGCAGTGCACCCGGCGCCTGACGAGTTCGTCGTCGACTGGCCGTCCCTCGGGTATCTGGCGGCTGACTGGATCGCTCAGCACTGCATCGTGCCGGACGGGTTCAAGAAGGGTCAGCCGTACGTCATGGCTGACTGGCAGCTGTGGTGCACCCTGAACCACTACCGGGTCCGCGCGGATGCGCGGTGGGATCCGGACGAGCCGCGGGTGTCGACGAACTTCCACTACCGCCGCTCGCAGGTCGTCGCCCCGCAGAAGACCGGCAAGGGCCCGTGGGCTGCGGCGATGATCGCCCTGGAGGGGCTCGGCCCGACGGTGTTCGTCGGCTGGGCTGCGGATGGCGACTTCTACGACTGCGACGAGCACGGCTGTGACTGCGGCTGGTCGTACGCCTACGAGCCGGGCGAGCCGATGGGGGTTCCGCGGCCGACGCCGCTGATCCAGTTGACGGCGAACTCGAAGGAGCAGACGGCCAACGTCTACCGGCCGTTGAAGGCGATGTTCCGCGGCGGCGGCCTGGACGTGGAGCAGACCCGCACCGGCGAGGAGTTCATCCGGCTCCCCGACGACGGGCGCATCGACACGGTCACCTCGTCGGCCCGGTCGAAGCTGGGTAACCCGGTGACGTTCGTGCTGCACGACGAGTCGGGGATCTACACGAAGCGCAACGGCATGGTCGAGGTCGCCGACACGCAGCTCCGCGGCCTGGCCGGCATGGACGCCCGCGGGATCGAGACCACGAACTGCTGGGATCCGTCGCAGGCGTCGACGGCGCAGTGGACGTTCGAGTCCCCGGCGAAGGACATCTTCCGGTTCTACCGGGAACCACCGTCTGGGTTGAAGTACACGAACCGCGACGACCGCCGCAAGATTCACCGGTACGTGTATCAGGGGTCGTGGTGGGTGAACCTCGACGCCATCGAGGGCCTGGCCGCAGAGCTGATCGCGAAGGGCGAGACGGCGCAGGCGGAGCGGTTCTTCGGGAACCGGCGGGTCCGCGGCGCCGGATCGTGGCTGCCCGACGGCCTGTGGGACGCCCGCATGTCGACCCGACCCGCCCCGCCGGCGGGGACTGCGGTGTGCGGCGGCTTCGACGGGTCGGACACCTCGGACTGGTCGGTGATCCGGCTGGAGACGATGGACGGTTTCCAGTTCACTCCGACGTACGGGCCGGACAAGCGGCCGACGATCTGGAACCCGGAGGAGTGGGGCGGCCGGATCCCCCGCTCGGAGGTCCACGCGGCGTGGGATGAGCTGGCCCGTCGCTACAGCTTGGTGCGGGTGTACTGCGACCCGCCGAAGTGGGACTCGGAGATCGACGACTGGGCTCTGCTGTACGGCGAGAACACGTTCGTGAAGTGGGCGACGTACCGGCCGGCGCAGATGTACGCCGCGCTGGAGCGGACGGTCACCGACCTGGAGTCCGGGCGGATCACCACCGACAACTGCGAGATCACCCGCCGGCATGTGGGGAACACCCGCCGCGCGGCCCGCCCGGGTGAGCGGTACGTCCTGACCAAGCCGTCCGAGGCCGAGAAGATCGACGCCGCGATGTCTTCGGCGTTGGCGCATGAGGCTTGCGCGGATGTTCTGGCTGCTGGCTGGTCGTCCGCTCCACCCGACCGACGTGTGATCGTCTACCGATAGGGGGTGCGGCGGGTGGCTCTGTCCGACATCGAAGATGCCACGTTCCGCCGCCTCTCGTCTGCCCTAACGAAATCGCAGCGGGACCTGGAGCGCCTCGACGCCTACTACGAGGGCATCCACCGCCTCGAGCAGTTGGGCTTGGCGGTGCCACCGGAGTTGGGCCGGTTCGTCACGACCGTGAACTGGCCGCGGATCACCGTGGACTCGCTGGAGCAGCGCTGCGACGTGGAAGGCTTCCGCCTGACCGGGCAGGACTCCGCCGACGACGAGCTGTGGAGTATCTGGCAATCCTCCGGCATGGACGAGGAGTCGCAGCAGGCGCACCTGGAGGCGCTCATCTTCGGCCGCTCCTATGTGTGTGTGGGTACTCGCAGCCCGGATGACCCGGATCCGGACGTCCCGCTGATCACGGTGGAGTCGCCGTACGAGATGACCCACGAGGTGGATCCGCGGACTCGTCGGGTGACGGCCGCGCTGCGCCGGACGAAGGTGGCGGTGCCGCTGATCTCGGAGCACGCCACCTTGTACCTGCCGAACGAGACGGTGTGGCTGCAGCGCGTCGGCCGTTCCGGCTGGGTGGAAGTCGACCGGGACGAGCACAACATCGGCCGGCCGTTGGTGGTGCCGCTGCTGAACCGGTCGCGGCTCCGCAACCGGCAGGGCTCCTCGGAGATGGCCGATGTGCTGTCACTGACCGATGCGGCGTGCCGTGCGTTGACCAACGCGCAGGTGGCGACCGAGGTCCTCGCCGTGCCGCAGCGCTACATCCTGGGTGCGTCCCCGACGGACTTCGTCGACCAGCACGGGAAGCCGTTGACGGCGTGGGAGACGTACTTCGGTGCGGTGTGGGCGCTGCAGTCGGGGGAGGCGAAGGTTGGTCAGTTCCAGGCGGCTGACCTGGGGAACTTCGAGAGGATCGTCAACCACTACGCCAACCTGGTGTCCGGCGTGTCCGGTCTGCCGACCCGGTTCTACGGGCAGTACACGACGAACCCGCCCAGCGAGGGCAGCATCGTGGCGGACGAGACCCGCCTGATCATGAACGCGCACCGGAAGCACCGGGCGTGGGGCGGCACGTGGGAGCTGGTCAACCGCATCGTCCGTCGCATCCTGGACGGCGACTGGAACCCGGAACTCGCCCGCATGGAGACGCTGTGGCGCGCACCTGAGACCGACACGAAGGCTCAGGAGGCCGACGCCATCACGAAGCTGGTGGGCGCCCGCATTCTCCCGGTCGAAGCCGCGTGGGAGGAGCTTGGCTACTCGGCGACCCGCCGTCAGCAGCTCAAGCGGATGCGTGACGCGGAGATGGCAGTCGACCCGGTCTCCTTGCTCGCCGACCAGTTCAGGACGGCGACTGAGCCGGCCGCTGTCGTCCCGGCCCTCCCCGCCGCTGATGTCCCTGCTTGACGTCGCGCTGTCGCACTACGACCGGCAGCAGGCCATCACCCGCGCCACCCAGGAAGCGGTCCGCCGCCTGTGGCTGGGGCTGGATCCGATCGACCTGGACGGGTCGTGGTTGTCGATGGCCGACCGGATGTTGGTGACCGTTGCCGCGGCGCAGATGTTCGCGGCGCAGCAGGCCGACGGGTACATCGACGAGGCTCTCGCCGAGCAGGACGCCGACACCGACGCGGTCGCGCGGGTGTCACCGGCGGCGTTCGCGGGTGTCGCCTCCGACGGCCGCAGCCTCGACGCGCTGCTGTACTCGGCGGTCATCGCGGTCAAGCAGGCACTGCAGTTGAGGGTTCCGACGTCGGGGGCGATGGCCCGGGGTGAGGCGACGCTGCTGCGGGTCGTCGGCACCCAGGTCCAGGACGCAGGCCGTGCTGCGGTCGGTGCGGGGATGGTGGCCCGTCCGCAGGTGACCGGCTGGACGCGGATGCTGTCCGGTCGTGCGTGCGGTCGGTGCGCGATCCTCGCCGGCCGGGTCTACCGGTACAGCGAAGGCTTCAAACGCCACCCTGGGTGTTCGTGCCGGCACATACCCGCAGTCGAGGATGCGCCCGACGACATCCGCACCGACCCGCGCGCCTACTTCGACAGCCTGCCCCGCCCGGAGCGGGAACGCCTGTTCGGGGTGAAGGCCACCGAGCAGATCCTCGCCGGGCAGGACATGAACCGGGTGGTCAACGCCTCCCGGTCGACCGCCACCGCCGGTGCCCGTCCTCGAGGTCCGGCCCGGGTCACCGCCGAGCAGATTTTCACCGGCACCCCGGACCGGGCTGCGGCTGTGGCCAGCCTGCGGCGCGCCGGTTTCCTCACCTGACCGCTCCGCATCCGCGGGGTCCGCCCGTCACGGGCATCCACCATCCCGACACGGGAGCACACATGGCCGACGACACCCCCGACACCGCCCCTGAGCCGAAGGCCGACACCCCGACCCCTCCGGCTCCGAGCCCCCCGCCGTCCGCCCCGTCGACGGGCGACCAGGGGTTCCCGGAGGACA